AAGAATAAAGAGCTTCAGGAAATTAATGATAACATCTCTCAAGATGCTGAAGATTGCTATGCTAAAAGTGAAGAAAAAGACAAGCTGATTCTCAAACAGGAAGCTGAAATTAACCGCTTGAGAAGAGAACTTGAGGAGTGTAAAGAAGATGAGCAAAGTCCTAACAATAAGGCGATAAAGTCCTTGAAGATTAAGGATGGTAAGTTCTGTATTAATGATAGACAAACTAAACTTATCGGAGTTTCAAAGCGTGAGATGTTGGCTGAAGGAAGCGGGGAATTAGAAACAGAATATGATTATCCAACTGTTAAGGCGATGATAAAGAACTCAAAGGCTAACTATATAAGAGTCATCATCCCTAAAAATATTGCATTTGCAAAGCAAGAAATAAGAGACTATCTTGCATCAGGAATTGTGGTTGAGGTTGAGTTATTCGATGCAGGGAAACCCAACAGAGAATGGCAGGCTGATTGGAAGGATGCTTTTGATGCACTAAAAGATTTGCCTATTTTCTTCGATGCTCACAATGAGTTTACAGATAATTATCATGTGAATGAAGTCGTGGCTATTATTGAATATGTTACAAGTCAAGGCGGGCTGATTGGGGCTGGTGCATGGGGAAGCTCCAATCATGGGAAAGAATATTCAGAGGAATTAAAGCAAGCGACAAATAAATATCAAATAGTGACCCATCACCGTCATTGGACAAAAGCTAGTATAGACAGCGATAGGGAAGCAGGGAAGGCGTTGCTTTGTAACGAGCTGCATTCGAGGGATCACAATCTTTCCCAGATAAAAAACCTTATGATGATGATGTATGATAATTCAGAGGGTGTTCAGGTTTATTCACTTCTCAATTTCGGATGGGGAGAGGGAAGCAACTTTCAGAAACTACTCGATTACATAGGTGAGATTAAATGAAACATAAAATAGTCTGGATAATTATTTTAATGTTTCTTGTCTCTGGCTGCAATGGTGTTATTAATCCGCCTGATCCGAACCCGCCTGATCCGGACCCGCCTGATCCGGAACCGCCAGTTCCCACTATACCAAAAATAAGTGAAGAAATCCGCCCTCTGGCTACAGTGCAAAGGCAAGGTTTTCCCACTTATCTTTTTACAGTCTTTTTCCCTGAATTCTTATATGTCAAAGAGGCTCAATTATCAAAGCAAGATGCTATTGAGTTCTGGAATAGGGTTGCTTCACAAGATGCTTGCAACGGGACAAGGGTTTTTATCGGGCATACATCTTGGGCTGGTAAATATGAAGCGTGGATTGAGAAGCCATTCCAGCAAGGCTCAAATGGAAAGTATATTTTGCCTAATCTTCATAAGTCTATAGAGGATTATATCAACCCTGAATGGAAGCGACTGCTTTTAGAGAGATTGAAGATATTGAGAGATAGGGAAATATTCCGTTCAATAGACCTCTGGGACTTCTGTCAGATGCACAATAGATATAATGCTTCCTGGGATACTCATTGGTTGAAACAGATTGATGATAATCCGCAGAAGGCTTTTGATATTTCTTCAAAGAGCTTTGAGTATGTTGAAAAATTCACAAGGTATATGATTAGGATTATCTGGCAAGAAGAAGCTAAACACCAAAGACCTGGGTGGAATACATCACTTGGCTTCAATCCTGGAAATGAGATACCACCTAATAAGAAATTTCACGACAGGATATGTGAGATTGTAAATGAAGAAATACAGAAGATAACCCCAGAAGTTGCTATGTACAGGTGGCAGATGATAGGTTCAGCCTTGCCTTATACTCAACTTCCGTTAGGGATTGATGAGAAATGCCTTTATCAACTCCACCATGTGGCTGATCCACAAACATACAATGAGCTTAAAAACCTAGTGAATATTAACCGCTTTATGGCTTCTTCTGATGGATCAAAGAAAAACGGAAAAAAGTTTTTGATGCCTGAATCTGATGCTGTGGCTTTGATTAAACAGATAATAGATAATCAGAATTTTGGGCTAGAGCTTATGTATGGACACAGACAGGACGACAAAAGGCTTCCCAATGCTTTAAATGGATGGAAGTATGATCTATCAGCGATTGATTTAACTGTGCCCTGTGCTGTAGTTCAGAAATATAAAGATAGTATTTGATAATCCCGCCTTTTTAATTATTTCAATTATTTTCAGATTGGCTGTTTTTTTCCTTGACAATGGTATTGCAGGAGTGTAATATGTATATAGAACTGGTTAAAACCAGATTATACGCATGAAACATAAAGCAACTAATAGCATACCATTAAAAGCAAAGGAGGCTTCATTAAATGGCAATACAGAAAAAAACCTATAAAAGGAAATGTGAAAATTGTAACAAGGATTATATAGCAAAAAGACCACATTCACGCTTTTGTTCAACAGCTTGTCGTGCTGAATTTTGGAGAAAGACTCACCCTCGATTAACTCCTGATGAACTAAAGCAAATTAAAGAAAGACTTGGTATTGAATAAATCAAAAATAAAAGGAGGAGTAATGCTGCCAAAAGAAACCATCAAAATAGGTGAGCGAGTGTGGAAGCATACTCACCAATCCTATGCGGATTGTTTTATTTATAGGGACGGAGATGACTTAGCTTTGGTGAACAAAGAAGGTGAAGTTGAGCATATATTTCCGGATGCAAATAGATTAATCAATAAATATGAAATTGATTAATAAGTTTTTCGAGGAAGATGAGGGCTAAAAATGAGATACGGTAAAGACAGGTATCATAAAACTTATGATTGGGATGAGTGGGTTTCTTTTTGTGAAGAACATGATATTGATCCTTATGAGAACACAGAATTGGATATAGGAACCAGGGATCCTTATGCACCCACAGATCATTATGAGTTTACGGGTGATATACCAAAAAAGGAGGAAGGATTATGAGTAAAAATAACAAGCAAAATATCACAAGGAAAATTGAAAATATCGAGTATCTTGAGCAGAAAAGAAAAGAGATGATGCGGAGATGGCATAAGTCCGGTAAGGAATATATTGAAGATCTGATTCATGCCAATCGGAGCAAGATTATAAGAGCCTTAGAGGATATAGCAGAGGACATCCTTGTTGAGAATTGCGAAATATCAAGGTTTGGGATGACTAGGGCTGATGAAAGGAAACTCGATGTGGCCAGGGATTATATTTTAGGGAATTATCAAGACTAAAAAAAGGAGAAAACAAAATGAATGAAAACGAAGAAAAAAAAGTAACTAATGGAGAAATTAAGGAAGATCAGGTTGAAACTCCTGATAATGAGATGTCTCTAATCAATGTCTCGGCAAGGGGTGTTATGGATATTGAGAAGGAGATCCAAAAGGTTGAGAAACAGATTGAATTTTTCAATCGGATTAAAAACGTTTCTCTAAAGCTCACAAAAGAACAAGATTGGGTATTTCAACAAGATTCACCCTGTCTTATGGACAGAGGCACAGAGAATATTGCAATCGCATGGGGAATAGATATTTCTGATGTTAAGCTCCGGCAGGAATGGGAAGAAGATGACAAGGGAAGATATTATACTTTCATTGCTACTGGAAAAGCATATTCAAAAAAACTGGGAAGATATATTGAAGATATTGGAGTGTGCTCGCAGCGGGATAAATTCTTTGGCTGGATGAAAGGAGAGATGAAAGAGATCCATGATGTTGATATGGCTAATATCCGGAAAAAAGCTGTAACAAATCTCTATTCAAGGCTCATAAAAAGGTGTATAGGATTAATGAATGTAACTGTTGATGACCTAAAAGAAGCTGGTTTAGATATAAAGAAAATTCATGGAATTAAGTATAATTCCGGAAGCCAAAAGGCAAAAGCAAGGTTATCTGAAAAAGGAAAAGAGACTCAAAAGAAATTAGGAGACATGCTCTTGATGATGGCCAGTGAGGATAAGAAAGTTGCTACAGAGTTATTAAAAAAATACTCAAGCTGGAAGGATGATGAAGGCAAAGAACATTATGCGGATTCTCTGTCTAAGATGTCTGAAAAGTGGATCAATACAGTTTATGGAAAAGTCAAGGAGGATTTTGATAAGATCGGAGATGATCAAAAACAAATGAAGATGGACGAAAAAGAAAAGGAAAAAGACGATGATAAATCTAGTTAAAAGGTTAGATCAAGAAACAGCAAAACGGATAAAACAATATCCGCATCCAAATAACAGAGCCAGCGAAGCCGGGCATCCTTGTGTCCGGTTTCTGGTTTTATCCAGATTAAAGTCAGAACTCAAGGCGCTTCATGATGTTAATCTTCAGAGGATATTTGATGAAGGCAATCTCCATGAGCGGGCAGTTATGAGAGAACTTGAAGATGCCGGATTTAAAGTAGTTGAACAACAGCGTTCTTTTGAGTGGAAGAAATTTCAGCTCACAGGACATATTGATGGAAAAATTGAAATAGACGGAAAACTGATTCCCATAGATATTAAAAGCTGTTCACCTAATATTTTCCCTGCTATTGAAAAATCTGATCCTGAAGAAATGCTGAATTCAAAATATGTGTGGATCCGGAAATATCCCGCTCAAATTTTACTTTATATGATTATGGATGGAGCTGAGAAAGGAATATTGCTTTTCAAAGATAAAAGCTCTGGAAAAAAATGCCAAAAGAATTTCAATCTCAATGATCATCTTGAATATACAGAATCAATCTTGAAGAAACTTGAAATTGTAAATAGTTATGTGGAAAAAGAAGAAATTCCGGATATAGAACAATCTGATGAATGCCGGAGGTGTGACTTTGCAAAAACATATTGTTTCCCTGGGCAAGATTATGGACCCGGATTTGATTTTTTATCTAATGAAGAAAAAGAAGCAAAGCTTATTCGCTGGTATGAAACAGAGGAGCCATATAAAGAACATAAGCAGCTTGACAAAGAATTGAAAGAGGACTTCAAAGGGAAAGATACTGTAATTGGAGATTTTATGATAACTTCCAAAGAATATGAAAGAAAATCTTACAAAGTACCAGCAGAAATTAAAGAACAGTATCTTGAAATCACGAAATATTTTAGAACTAAAATTGAAAAATTAGGAGGTAAGTGATGGAACAACAAAAGGTTGAAATAATTGAAAAAGATGCTTTGGCATTACCAGAGCAGGTTCAGAGGTTGGGGGTAAAGATTGAGGATGAGGTTACCCTTAAAAGAGTCAATGAAACAAAGCTCTATATCCGGAAAATTAGAGGGCGGATTAAAGATGTTTTCGAGCCTATGAAGAAAAAGGCTTATGCTTCATATAAAGAGATCCTCAATAAATACAAAGAGGTTGAAGCTCCGGCTATAAAAGCTGAGAAGTATTGTGATGGACTGCTTTCAGATTACTTTGCAGAACAAAGAAGGAAGAGAGAAGAAGCTGAAAGGAAAAGGCTTGAAGAAGAGCGGAAAAGAAGAGAAGAGGAAGAGAGAATGCTTCAAGAAGCGATTGAGCTTGAGTCTAAAGGGGATAAGGAAAAAGCAGAACAGATTATAAATGAGAGTGCTGAAGAAGAGAACAATGCAAGGTCAGAGGTTGTTATCCCAGAAAAACCCAAACTTGATAATATTCATAGCCGGCTTGATTATGATTTTGAGATTGTGGATAAAGAAGCAATACCCAGGCAATACATGATTCCAGATGAAAAACTTATCCGGAGAGTGGTTAAGGCAAGTAAAGGAAAAGTTAACATTCCGGGAATTAAGATTATTACTAAAGACCGGGTTGTGGCAAGGAGATAAAAATGGATAAATGGGAACGACTAAAAAGTTATATACAAGCTGATAAAGCTAGTTGTGAGAAATTGGCTGAAAAAGCAGAAGATAAAAAGAGAATAAAAGAAAAGGAAAAGTGGAGATGCTGTGCTTTGACTAATCAGTATATTCTTCAGTACATGGAAAATTTAGAAAACACAGAAAAAGAATGAGAAATTTAATAGCAGCCAGGTTTTTCCCCATACAACCCCCCTTAAAAAAATCCTCCTTTTTTCCTGGCTGCTGTTTTTTCTTGACATTAAAAAAGGAGTGATATAAGATTGGATTATG